AAATGACTTTATCAATCGCCGCCACGCTGGCCATTGCGATTATCTGCGGCTACTGGGCGCTGGCGAAGGTGCTGCTGGCACAAACGTTCAGGCAACTGGATGCGCGTTTTGCGTCTCAGGAGGAATTGCGCACCAAATCACAGGAACACTTGGAGTTGCGCTTTGTGCAGATTGAGTCTTTGGCGCGTTCAACTGAAAAAGACCTGTTGCTGATGCGCGGCGATCTACCAAATTTATATGTGCGCCGTGAGGATTATATACGCGGCCAGACGGTGATCGAATCCAAGTTGGATGCGGTTTATAGCAAGCTGGAGTTGGTACAAATTCAAGGGGCAAAACGTGATTGATCAAACCAAGGTACGCCGTGAAACCATGCGCTGGATCGTGCTGCTGACACTGAGCAATGCCAGCCCGATCGGAGCCTATGAAGAACTGGTGTTATCCACTGTGCAAGCCATGTTCCCGGATGCGACTGCGCTGGAAGTGCGTCGCACACTCGACTATCTGGCAGATCGCGAGCTGGTCAAATTGGTCAAGGAACCTTCCGGTCGCTGGTTCGCAGACCTGACGCGCTACGGCACGGATGTGGTCGAGTACACGGTCGATGTCGATCCGGGCATTGCGCGCCCTGCCAAATACTGGGCAAGCTGATCATGGCACCGCGCAGCAAAATCACCCGTCTACCGAAAGAAGTCAAGGAATGGCTGGACAAGGCACTGGTAGACGGTGACTTTTCAGGCTATGAGTTGCTCTCGGAAGACCTCAAGGCGCGTGGATTCGACTTATCGAAGAGTGCCATTCATCGCTACGGTCAGGAATTCGAATCCCGTCTGGCTGCGCTAAAGATGGCTACGCAGCAGGCTAAGGCGATCTCCGACTCAGTGCCGGACGATGAAGGCGCGATGAACGACGCGCTGATCCGGCTGGTGCAGCAAAAGGCTTTTGACATGCTGCTGAAGATGGAGGAAGGCGCAAGCATGAAGGAAGTCAGCCTGATGGTGGCGCGACTGAGTAACGCGACCGTCAAGCAGAAGCAGTGGCAGGCCGAGGCACGCGAGAAGCTCAGCGCCAAGCTGGCCATGCTGGAGCAGCAAGCCGAGGGTGGTGGCGGCAAGGCTGGATTTGATCTGGCTACTTTGAAGCGCGTGCGTGAAGAAATCTACGGGATCATGTGATGAGCAAAATGTCAGCTGCATCGTTACACATCATTTCAGTTATAGCGCATGCAGCGATGGCTCGCGGAATGTCTAAAAACGTGGATGGTTTTGCAGGTTTTTACGAATTCTGGCTAAAGGAGCAGTCAGAAAAAGACCGCAAAATATTGGATGAATTTCAAAGGGAATCAATACGAGCCAATAAAGATTTCACTGCCATGTTGGCTCGGGATATAAAGAATGGCTAACCAACCCGCCGTCCCCCTTTACCTCTATCAAAAACGCTGGCTGCTGGATGACAGCCGCTTCAAGATCGGTATGTTTGCCCGCCAGACGGGTAAAACTTTCACCACGACGCTGGAAGTCGTGGATGACTGTTTCGCCGCTGAAGCGCGGGGTAGTCGGGCACGCTGGGTGATTTTGTCCCGTGGCGAACGGCAGGCACGCGAAGCCATGGAGGAAGGGGTTAAAAAACATTGCAAAGCCTATAACCTCGCGATTGAATTCTTTGAATCAACTTTCAGAGGGCCAGATGGTGCTGACGGTAAGCCCGGCACGATCTACAACACGCTGGAAGTGGTATTGCCGGGCGGTTCGCGTATCACGGCACTGCCCGCTAACCCGGATACGGCGCGTGGCTTTTCTGCCAATGTGTTCCTGGACGAATTCGCCTTCCATGCCGACAGCCGCAAGATCTGGTCGGCACTGTTTCCGGTGATTTCCAATGGCTATAAGTTACGTGTCACTTCCACGCCAAACGGCAAGGGCAACAAGTTTTACGAGTTGATGACCAGCGGCGAACTGGACGGCGTGTGGAGTCGCCATTTAGTGGATATTCATACCGCCGTGGCGGATGGCTTGCCGCGCAATATCGCGGAGCTGAAATCGGGACTTAACGATGACGATGCCTGGGCGCAGGAATACCTGCTGCAATGGCTGGATGAAGCCTCCAGCTGGATCAGCTACGAGCTGATTGATGGTGTGGAACATGATCGCGCCGGGTTGCCTGAAAATTACAGCGGCGGCCCATGCTTTATCGGTGTGGACATCGCTGCGCGTAATGACTTGTTCGTGATATGGGTGCTGGAACAGGTCGGCGACGTGTACTGGACGCGCGAAATCATTGCCCGCCGTCGCATCAGTTTTGCCGAGCAGGATGCGCTGCTGGACGAGGTATTCAAGACCTATCGCGTGCTGCGCTGCTGCATGGACCAGACCGGCATGGGCGAAAAGCCAGTGGAAGACGCGCAGCGCCGCCATGGCACGACACGGGTAGAGGGCGTGCTGTTCACCGGCCCCAATAAATTGACCATGGCCACGCTGGGCAAGGAAGCTTTTGAAGACAAACGCATCCGCATCCCGTTGGGCGACCGCGATCTGCGCGCCGACTTACACAAGCTCAAAAAAGTCACCAGCCCGACCGGCACGCCCCGCTTCGTCGCGGACTCGGATGCCGACGGCCATGCAGACCGTGCCTGGGCATGTTTCATGGCGCTGAATGCAGCGGGAGTTCCCACCGTAAAAATGGAATTCCAGGCATTGGGGCGGATCCGAGTTTCCACAAGAATGAATGATTATTGAGACCGACCATGACTGACATCAAAAAATCACGCCCACCCGCAGCAACGGATGAAATCGCCAGCGTTAAACGCGACCCGTTTTTACCGCTGTTCAGCGGTTTGTTACAGCAAAACGATGACACGCTGGCGACGCGCGGACAGGGAAAAGGTATTCGGCTCTATGAAGAGATTGAGCGCGATGCACACGCCTTTTCCTGTCTGCACAAACGCAAGATGTCCGTCATCTCACGTCCGTGGGAAGTCACTCCCGCCAGTGAATCTACACTCGATCAGCGTGCCGCTGAGGTGGTACGTACTCAGCTGGGCAATATCGGCTTTGATCACCTCTGCCTGAATCTGCTGGATGCGATCAACAAGGGTTTTTCGGTCGGTGAAGTTTTGTGGGAAAGCACGGGCAGTGAGATCGTGGCCAGCGAAGTCCGCGCACGCGATCAGCGCCGTTTCTGGTTCGGTGAAAATTACGAACTGCGCCTGAAGACCCAGGCAAATATGCTGCCGGGCGAAGAATTGCCAGAGCGCAAGTTTATCGTCCATTCGTTGGGTGCAAAAGACGGAAATCCTTACGGCATAGGCTTGGGCAGCAAGCTGTTCTGGCTGGTCTGGTTCAAGCGTCAGGGCATTACCTTCTGGCTGACGCTGCTGGACAAATTTGGCTCACCGACTGCCGTCGGTAAATATCCCAATGGTACGCAACTGCCCGATCAGCAAAAGCTGCTGGATGCGTTGTCTGCCATCTCACAGGATTCCGGCGTGATTGTGCCGGAAGGCATGTTGATCGAGCTGCTCGAAGCGACACGCGGCGGCGATGCGGGTTATGAAAAACTGATCCGCTACATGGATGAACAGATCAGCTACTGCGTATTGGGCGAAGCACCCAGCGCGAAAGGTTCGGGCGGTGCGCTGGCCAGTGCTGCGATTACGCGCAATGAGGTACGACTGGAACTGGTGCAATTCGATGCGGACATGCTGTCTGCCACACTCAACAACACACTGGTCAAATGGATCACGGAATACAACGTTCCGGGTGCAAAACCGCCTACGGTATGGCGCAAGATCGTCGAAGCCGAAGACATTAAGCTGCGCGCCGAGCGCGATCAGATTCTGTTCAACATGGGCATGCGCCCTGACGATCTTTATCAGACTGAAAACTATCCCGGCTGGACATTTCGTGCACCGCCGAAAACCCAAACCAAGACAGATGGTGCGCCAGTGGCGTTTGCTGAGGGCGAGCTTTTCCCAGACCAGACGACATTGGATAACGGTATAGAGGCCATCAGTGCCACCAAACTGAATATGCAGGCACAAGCGGCGCTCAAACCTGTATTGGATATGATTGCAGCCTCTACCGACTACGCTGAGGTGTTCGACAAACTGGCCGAAACATTCCCGGCGATGAATACACAGCAGCTCGAACAGACGCTGGCCAGAGCGATGTTTGTGGCCGATGTCTGGGGTAAATTGAGCGCGCAAGATGAACAAGGTTGATCTGTCCGCCGTATTCGGATTGCCGCCTGAAAAAGCAATCGAATACTTCCAATCCAAGGGCTATGCGATTACCTGGAGTTGGCAGGATATGTGGCAGGAAGCGCATGCCAAAGCCTTCACCGTAGCCAAGGTGATGAATTCCGACATTCTCAATGATATTCGCGGTGCACTGGATGAAGCGTTAAACAACGGCACGACATTCCGTGATTTTGAGAAAAAATTAACGCCTATTCTGCAAGCCAAGGGCTGGTGGGGAAAGACTGAACACGTCAACACGCTGACGGGTGAAATCAGCACCGCTCAGCTGGGCAGTCCGCGCCGCCTCAAGACAATCTACCAGACCAATCTGCAAACAGCCTATATGGCCGGTCGCTATCGCAGCATGATGGAAAATGTCGGCACCCATCCATACTGGCAATATGTCGCCGTTATGGATGGTCGTACCCGCCCGACACACCGCGCCATGAATGGCCGTATCTTCCGTTATGACGACCCGCTATGGAGCGCAATGTATCCGCCCAACGGCTTCAATTGCCGCTGCCGCGTGAGTGCGGTTAGTGAATTTGAGGTCAAGCGCGATGGGTTGGTCGTTCAGTCGTCTGGTGACCGCCTGATAGATCATGAAATACGTATGAAAAATGGCGATATGGCACAGGTCAAGGCGTTGCGTATCAAGGTGGATGGTCAAGATAAGCTCTTCGCACCGGATGCGGGGTGGAGTTATAACCCCGGAAAAGCTGTTTTCGGCAACGATGTTGAAGTGATGCGCAAAATCAGTGCAGTGAAAGACCGCGCCATCCGCGTACAGGCCGTGCAGGCAATCAATAACTCAGAACTGCGTCACCAGGTGTTTGCCAACTGGGTCAGCACGGCGTTGACCAAACGTGCACCAGGGCATGAAGCACAGGTGGTAGGTTTCGTATCCGAAGACATTGCAGACTTCGCCAGGAAAAACAACGGCGGTATGGATCCAGCTCGCGTTCTGGCCTTGCCCGAAAAACGCCTGGTGCATGCAGATAGTGTAAAACATCAAGGTGATGGAATCACTCTCACACTGGCGCAATATCAGGCATTACCTCAAGTGGTCTCCGAGCCTGACTTAGTGTACTGGGATAAGTTGCACAAGAATCTGGTCTATGTTGCAAACGATGGGGATGGCGGCTTGATCTACGTTCCGGTCGATGCTGCAACCAACGTCAAGCATCACGGCAAACTCGATGCTGTTGTGAACGCGTACCGGCTACCGCCAACGAATGACGGCACGGGAAGATTGAAAGATGGGAAGCGATTCATAAAAATGGAGTGAAGGTCGGTGGCGGGACTTGAACCTGCATACTTCGCTGCTTGAGCAGTTAGCCATTACCCATCGGCGGACAACCGACCTTGCTTCAGTCATTGTAAGAGGTAACTATGTTTGAAATCAAGATAGATGACAAAGCAGTGATGAGTTCACTGGATAGGCTTGCTGCGACTGCGCATAACATGTCACCGGTGATGCGCATGATCTCCCATGAGCTGGCGCAGCAGACCGAGAAAAACTTTGCTGCCGAAGGTCGCCCGAAGTGGCTGGGCATCAAACCGCGAAAAGGTCGTGAGGGTGGTATGATTTTGCAGGGTACCGGTCAGCTCGCTGCTTCCATATCTACCAGCCACGACAGCATGAGCGCTACCATTGGCAGCAATAAGGTCTATGCCGCTATTCACCAGCTGGGTGGAAAAACTGGACGCGGCCATAAAGTTACCATGCCTGCCCGTCCTTTTTTACCTGTTGATGCGCAAGGTCAGTTGCAGCCAGAAGCGTCAGAAAATATTCTCGGTCTGGTTAATGACTATTTGCGGAGTGTGATTGCTTAGTTTCTCTGCTAAATTTTGGTGTGTTTCTATTTTTATCTGTTGAAACTGATTTTTATTGCTGTTTTAGCTTTTCCCGGATAGTTTTAGCTCTTCCCACCATTTATCTCATTTTTTCCTATTATTTATCTCAGGTCAGGTCAAGATTACCAGTCCGCTGGTCACTATGAGCGGGAATCTGAATGTGACCGGCAACATCGTGGCGCAAGGCGATATCAGCGACCACGGCACTAAGAGCATGTCCAACATGCGTACCACTTACAACG